CTTGCATCTAATTAAGATTAGAATGTGTATGTGCTGTTGCCACCAAGAACATTTGCACCGTGTGTTACGGAACCAAATGCGCCATCTGCAACTGAACCTGCGACCTTAACGTTCTTTACAAGAACGTGTGCGTCGTAGTTTTCCATAGCTGCGCCAACACGAATAAAGAGGGTATACTCAATTGTATCCTTCTTTGGTTGGAACAAGCGATAGACAGTAACATCACGCTTAATACCGATGATAAAGTTCTGTGGGAATGTCAAGTGGACATCTCCATGAAGACCTGCTGCACCTGAATAGGTTCCTGCAAGGGTTTCGTCCATCAAAGGTACGTTGATTACAGGAATGCCGAAAGCGAAAGGAGTTGTAGTTCCTGGTCCGCCGTCGTTAGCTGCAACATCTCCACGGATAACGCCAGAAGCGATATCAAATGGATTTACTGAGCCAGCATTAGCTGTTAGGTTGTATAGGTAGTCTTGTACCAAGTTAGATCCTGTGAAGAATCGGAGTTGGTTACGACGTTGCTTATACTTACGTGGTAGGGTCTTGATAGCTAGGTTGAATACCTGCTTGTCTAGACCTACACCTTGTGCGTCAACAACATGTGCGTTGTCGCTTGCAAGTTTGCGGAATCCCTTGAACGCTGAAAGCAGACCTGTGTCTGCACCTGTACCATTGATCAAAACATCCTCAATGTCATTTCCAGCTTGGGTAGCCATCAAACGTGCAATGTGGTCTTCCAAATCTGGACCCTCAAGGTTATCCTCAAGAGATTCAGATGAAAGTTCCCAATCAAGACGAAGCTTGCGGGTTGTCAAAGAAATCTTTGAAAATGTTGCAGCAGCATTTGTGAATTGGTTGTTGCCTGCGTTTACATAATCACGAGGATTATCTTCGGAAGCTACAGTCATAATTCTTTGTCCTACTGAAACACGATCAATTTCTGTTGTGTTTGAACGCATACGGATTGTACGAGCTGCCTTAGCAAGAATCGTAGCATCCCACATGTAATCAAGGAAACGATTAGCTTGATCTGGGTATAGAAGACCAGTACCTGAAAGGGTACGACCATCACCTGAAAGATCAGAACCTGATGTTCCTAGATTTGTTGTATCAATTACTTTTTGTAGAAGTTCATTACTCATTTATTTATTTCACCACCTTATTTTGTTTAGTTTATTTAGTTAAGCTTTGTACACCGAGGAAGTGTCCTTGCCATATACTTTTTTGTATTTTTGTTTCCTCCAGTGATCCGTTAAGGTCGCTGGACTTCTTTACTGCCGTTGCAGATTCAAAACCCTTTAGGGCGTGATCAACGTACTCAATCTTTCCGTACATATCTGCTATGGTCTTTTTCATTTCTTCTTTGTGTTCTTCATGCTTTGCCTTAAGTTCATCAACGGCTTTTGCCATTTCACGTCTGGTTTCCTCTACCATATTGTAAACATCTTGAACTGTTGCAGCATGTGTTGCATAATTCTTTTCAATAGCTTCATTGATGGAGGTCTTAAGATCGGTTACCATTTTTGTGAAATCAAGGGTATCCTCAACCTCTGAAATAGTCACAGACTTCTCAATTACCTCACCAGCAGAATCTGCTACCTCATCTACAGCAACAACTGTTTCTTCTGCTGCTGGAGCCACTTCAGTAGTTTCTACTACTTCTGTATTTGTTTCTTCTGTCATTTCATTACCTCCTTCATGCTTTTTAATCGCCGTACTTACGTCTATAGGCGAAACCTTTTTTTGTTTGTTTTGATCTGGGTACAAATTAATTGCAGACTTACTGTCAACTACATTGTGTGGAGCTGCAGTTTCTAGTGCTGCGTGATCTGGACCTGGAGCATCATCCTTTTTAAAATATGAATCAATTACTTTTTCAATTGTTTCAAATTTTTCTACATCTGATTGTTCTACCCAACCAACGTTTGTCATTGGCTTATCGCATACTACACAATCTTTTGTAATATCAACAGATGTTGATGCAACCTCATCGGTATTGCACCAAAATACATTTTCAGTAATTACGCCTTGCGCCATCTTTTGAATAGAAAAAATATTTGCGAGTGGATTTGCAGGAGAATCCACAAGACTAAGTTCGTGAAGATCATAATTGTGAATAACTCTCCTTGTTTCATCGCCATCGTCTGCCTTTTCCATTTTAGCATCAACGATATTACCACCAATTGAAAATCCTGTATAAGTTCCATCTAGGCATTTTTCCCAAGCATCTTGGGCACCTTTTGAAATATAAGCGGTGACATAAACACCATTGTACTTTTTACCTGTAGTCTTATCAAAGAAAGAATCTTCTTTAAATGAAAGCATTTTACCTACTGCAGATGGTCCGTGCATTTCACGAATGTTTCCTCTGAAATTATCAAAAGCTCTCTTGCTTGCTTCGGCTGTTACGATATCTCCGTGACGATCAACATTATCTAATGATGCGAATCCAGACACAGTTCTTTTTTCCTTATCAACTTTCGCAATAGGAAAGGATAGGGTCATTGATGATTCGCTGTTATTCCAGTACGTCTTTTGAATATCCATATGTAAATAAATAATACCAACTTTTATAATTAACTCATAATTTCAGTTAATATTATTCCTGTTGTCTTCCTTCTCCTTGAGGATTTCTTCCTCCCCCAGAACTATCTGGGGAATTTAAATTCCTATCTTTATCTCTTTGTCTTGTACCTTTTGCACTAACTATGGCTTCTTGTCCATCCTTAGCATTAAGATCTAATGGCTCATCCCCGCCTTCTATAGGTGCTCTTCCCATTCTTGAACGAACTTCATTTGGAAGGATTACCTTATTTACTAGGTATGCCGAGTCAATCTTTGCCTGAGTTTCTTCATCTGTAAGAGCCAACTCATTAAATCTAAGTGTGAATGCGTCTGTAAATTCAGCAATGATTTTGTTAAGCTTATATTCAAGCTCTTCTTGCATAGGGCGACATACCTGCTCTTTAAATGTCTTATCAGCATCTTTAGCATTTGCCAATGATACATCTGCAGGCATACCAATCTTTGAAATAGGAACTCTATGAGCAATAAGAATACGATCTCTATTTTCTACTGCATAGTTCTTGAATGATGAATCTTGAATTCCCGCCTCAACTGGCTGCATGTTGAATTCAACACGAGCATTTTCTCCGTCTGATGGAAGTGGGATATAAAGTGTTCTGTGATTACGACCCTTTAAACCTGTTTGGAAAAATTCAAGAAGCTTACGTTCTGAATCAGCAGTAAGCTTAGCTCCCTTAACGGTAATAATATAGCGTGGAACTGCTTTGTTCTCAAAGTAATCTAAGTTAAATCTTTGTGCAAACTCATCTCCAGCTACGGCATTTTTTGCAGATAAAATATCTGGAATACCATAATATGTATTTGATGGAGTAAACTTTTTAAAGTGAATAACTTCGTTAGGCTGTGGATCTGTTCCAATTTGATCTGGAGTTTCTGTATCTCCAAAATTTCTAAAGAATGTGTAACGGTTATAGACTACCTGTACAAAACCATCACGGTGACGGCGAATACGCATAGTAGTAACTGGAATATGTCCAATGTAGCCAATCTTTCCAGTTGATGTGCGACCAACTTCAAGGTAAGCATTTCCTGTTGCTTCAAGGTCTGTGTATACCTTCTTCATGTTTTCTAAGAATGAGTCGTCTGAGTTAAGAGACTCAAGATAACTTGTTAATTCAACTTTAGCAGCTTCAATTTTTGTACGTAGTTTGTCAAGCTTAACAGGATTATCAATTACATCTTGAACCTTTTGTGTAACCTTAAATGTTTCTTCAAACTTATATCCTAGGCCAATTACGTTGGCAACTTTAGCATTTACCGCTGAATGATGATATGGAGATACATCGTACAGCTGTGAAAGATAAAGCATGTTGTATGGAGGTTGCACAATTTGAAATAGTGAATATCCTGTAAGATCAAGTGGATCAAGTTTCTTAGACTTAGCATCACCTTGGCCTGTAAATGCTTTTTCTAATCTTGCTGCATGTCTGCGAAAATTAGGTCCTAGCCCTTCTGACTTTCTAATCTCTCCCCATGTCTGTGCAAATGGGTCTTCAAATGTTTCTGAAGATGATCCTGACATTCCAAAGTCTGCGTTAGATAATATCTGGACTTCACTGTCTTCGTCATCGTTCATGATTGTTACATTATGGTCTATCATCCGAGTTTCATCTCCCGCATCTCTTTAACATATTCCATCATGGCTGGAAGGTCTTGTGGGTCTGGAACAAGTCCTAGATCTGACCTTGCTTTTTGTTCTTCAAATTCTTCATCTGTTACTTGGCGATGTCCCGAAAAAAATATTGGCTTACCTTCATCAAGTCCGTAATGTTTTGCAACTTCCTTGAGCTTTTTAATTTGAACTATGTCACCACGACGAGACGGGATACTTAAATACCCACCATCTTCGTCCATTACAATAGAATCATCAGGCATTTGCCATAAATACAATCCATAGTTGACTTCCTCAACTGGAGTAATCTTCATTTTTCCCATATAGGTATAATACCATTCTGCTTTACTAAAGCGTAAAAAATGTACTTACAAATGCCATTTTACAAAACATAATCATTAAATACTATTGGATTTCCTGAATTAAACATAGAAACTGTACCAGAATATTCCGAAAGTGATCCCATACCAGTAACTCCATCATTTACTACTTGATTGATTGTTGTTAAGTAAGACAAGTATCTATTTTGAGCTTGTGATAGATTTACTTGATTTGGATAAACAGAAAAATAGCCATAAACAGCATCACATGGAGTAAGCCAACCACTTTTTGCACCATTTATATATATTGAGTCTGTTAGTTGTGTGGAATAAGAGACTATAATATGATAAGACTCTCCAACGGTCAATGGAATATCCCCGCCTGTTTTATCTTGTCCGTTTATAAATAATGTTCCAGTAAAAAATGTAGTTTTTAAGTGACCCGTAGACTGATCTATGTACAAATCTCCAAAAGGATCTGCCAGTCCGCTATCTACTATCATCCCGCCCTGACCATTATATTTAAACCAAAATTCTAATGCGTGATAGGGAGTATTATTTTCAGAATATATCTTTGCAACACCATTATTTGAATCTGGGTCTTGATTTGAAAAGTTTATGCCAAAGTTTTTAGATCTATATAAAAATCCATTTGTATTTTTTCTAATCATGTAGGTGTTGCCTTCTGTTGGGGATATTGCAAATCCGCCAGAATCTCCGATGATTTGTATTGAGTTATATATACCTACAAATAAATTATCTATTCTTGGTTGAACTGAAAATGATGTATCTGGAGAATATATTTCTACCTTTATAAGCAAGCTTGTAGCTGAACTTGATATAAAGTAAGGAACTTTTTTATTATTACCGACTTCATTAAAGGTTAACCCATTATCATAAGATGTTGAAACCACAATATACCTAGAGTTTGCCGTGGAGCTTTCTAAAGATCCTGTGTCCCAACTAATATCTATTCCCGCTGCTCCAGAGTTATTTACTATTGGAAAATTATATAGCCAATACCCATAACCTTCTTGTGAAGTATCTGTTGTTTGTAGGGTAAGTCCTGTACCATCTGAAATCAATCCGTTATAGTAACCTAGGTCGTAGTCTGACTTTACTACAAAATTTCTTTTTGCTGAAAACATACCATTGTTTGTTTTTACATCAATATAATAACTACTACCTTGTTTTGCAAAATTATCTGGGCCAGAGTCTACGTTAGACCAAAACATATGGTTTCTTATTTCATTAAGAGATAAATTTCTTGAATATAAGGCTACATCACTTATTGTATAATAGTTTCCAGAACTGGCTGGTCCGACAACTATATCTACTTCTGAATCGCTATAAAACTCAAAGTTACTATCAATTGATATTGATTCATCATATATTCCATTTACACAAATCTTAATAGTCTTTTCACTATAAACAGCAAATATATGAACTTTTGAGTTCCAATTTAATATTTGTTTTTTTGTAATATAAGTAGTATCTGAATAGCTATCTGTAGACTTATTGTATAGCCTTCCCTTTACAGTAAAATATAAAATGTCTGATATAGCATATACCTCGGCCAATACGTTGCTGCTTGTATCTGTTACACTGAAGAGTGTAGTTTTTTCTACTGGACTTTGATTTAACAATACCCACGCTTCAATACCCGCCGATATTTGTTCATATCCTTTTACAAAAAAATTATAGTTGTTTGAGATTTTTATTTTAGTTCCATCATAAATTCTACAAGCGCCTACGGTTAGGTCATCATTGCGACGAGAGGTAAGTGGGGCAACATCTATGATTTGAGAGTCTACTGTGCCAACTTCAGTTGTAGCATAGCCATTAACCAAATCTGTAAAGCTATTGGCGGGGATTACATCTTGATAAGTTGCAATAGTTTGTAGATAATCTTGGTATGTATTGAAGTCTGCCAATAGGGTGGAGTAGGTTGGCTTTAGGGTAAATGGATAGTATGCCAAAGGCCTGCTATTTAATATTGCGTTTTTATATGACATTTTTACCCCTAAACTATGATTATACCATTTTATGATGTTTTAACGTAGATAAGTCTATATCGGCATAATATTCAAAATCTTCTATTGTTCTTTTATCTCCCAGGGCAAATCTCCCGACTATTCTATTTGCAATAATATTTTTTATTTCAATGTTTGATTGATTAAATATATCATTTGTTTTATCTGGAAAATCTTGACCCGATAACCTTCTTTTATTTTTTTCATCTTCTCCATAGTATAGATGATATAAGCTTTGTTTTTCTGGTAACATTAAATCATATCCGTGGGTAAATAATCTTATTGCTGTTAAAAATTCTTCCCCCCAATTAAACATTTTAGGGTTTGGCTCTATTGTTGCTATATCTCCTGAAGAAAATATTTCTCCTCCTGATACCGCTCTTGTAAATATATTTTCAGGTTTGTTAGGCTTTGATGTTTGATGTAAAAAATAAAAATTTTCTTCTATGTTATTTTGTTCAAAATCAGCATAAACAACTGAGGGATATTTGTCATATTTAACGTCTGATCCTTCATAATGATATCCTGAAGGATACGCTGTTAAAACTGGATTACATCCTTCATTTGAGTACTTTTTATAAGTATTTATAAAATCAATATCCCAATTTTTTGAAAACCTTGTATGTGCATCTATTTGAAGATAGTAATCTTCATCTTTATAAAAACTATTTGCAATAAACCTTCCATTGCCAACGCCTAGGCCTTCAGGAGCCATTGTCTTTTCTATTTTTATATTTTTTAAATTTGGTAAATTAATTTCATCTTTATTGTAATAGCACAAATGAATTCCAAAATTAACATTATTGTTATCAGAAATTTTATCCATACAATCTTGTATTGTTTTAGGTAACTCATAGTCATGGTATGCGGATATTTGTACAAATATACTTGACATCTACCATTTACCAATTGGGCATTTAGAGTTTTCTAATTTTGTTTTTACTGACATAAAACAACCACATTTTTTACATTGTTTTGTTAAATTTATAAATTCTGGGCAAGACTTACAAATATTATATCTTTGATTTGCTATATCTTCATCAACATATTTAGTATTTGTATTAATTAGGTCCCAAGGCCTTGCTTCTCCATTTGCCTCTTTCCACTTTTGCCATGGCGTTTTTGACATAAAAACCTATTCTATTAAATCAAAGACTATTTGTGGGTTACTTAAAAGAGCTGCAAAAATCATCTGATTACTATCTTCTTTTGAAAATATAAATTTTTGTTCTTTTCCAGTATTTGGACTTACCATTTTTATTCTATTACTATTTAAATATTCTTCTGGAAGATCATTATCAACCTCGTTTGTAATATCTGTAATTATAGGGTTTGACTCATAAATCTCTTCTATATCAATTTCTTTTTCAGTAATTGGAACTTTTGTTTCTGGATCCAACTTAATTACATGAAATGGTATTGTATCTTGATCAACAATAAGTTTATAGCTTTTTATCATTTTTCTCCAATTTTATTATTATATCGTTATGTATAGATTATGTCAATAACATGAGCCAGAGCAGTGTATAGTTCCCAGATGTCCGTATCCTAGGAAATCGTACCACATACAAGATTGTCCTGTATTTGGATCACAAGGCGCTGCAGTTGTAGTGGTTGTAGTAGTAGTTGTAGTGGTGGTAGTTGGTGGCGCCTGATAAATTTCAGATACGCTAAAATTAGCACCGTAACCACTTAAAGGAATTCCAAATGCGCTAGACCATGGATTTGAACCGTTTATTGGTTGAATTAATCCGCCTAGTGTTCCAGTAGCTCCGTTTGGTAAAGTAAATGTGGCGCTTGTTACATTTCCAAGGTAACCTTGAGTAAATCCAACATTTGGACCAGAATACTGATAATAATATCCTGTTACACCAGCAGATGGTTGCCAATATACGTATACAACATCAGATGATTGTCTATATGCTCCCAATCCTGCGATTGGCGCTGGATATACTAATGATATTGAAGAATCTGCAGATGTATTTCCTCTTGAATTTGTAGCCTTTACAACACATTTAATATTATAACCAACTAATGTTGGATCTGACAATGTATATGAATTTGTTGTAGATCCAGATAAAATTGTCCAACCGCCTGAATACGCTTGTTTATACCATTGATAAGTATATGTTAAGGATGCTCCAGTCCATGTTCCAGTATCTACTGTTCCTACACTTCCTATTGCTGCCCCACTTGTTCCGCTCCAAGTTATTGCGGGTGCAACTGTATTTGTTGGAAATTCAGGATAAAATTGTTTCCAGTCTGAACCATCAAAAACAAAAGCATTTGAAGAATCAACCCATGAGGTTCCATCAAAATATTTAATTTTTTTTTCAGGATTAAAGTTTGATCCATCATTTATGCTTATAGTCATTTTATTTAGTATTGAATATAGATATCTCCCGCTGCGGTACCTGATGGCGGGGTAGGTGATGTTCCATAAAATATTTTATTTGCAGTACTTGCTGTTCCATTTACATAAACATTTGTTGGAGCAGATGTTCCTGTAGCTCCCGTTGGTCCCGTTGGCCCTGTTGCACCATTTAAACCATTTGCTCCTGTTGGGCCAGGAATATTGCTGTCCGCACCTGTTGGACCCGTTGGTCCTTTTAATCCTTGAGGACCTGTTGGTCCTAGAGCAGTTGTGACGTTATCCCAAGCAGAGCCATTCCATTGCCATGTATAATTTCCAAAAACATACTGGTCATTTAAGTTGGGGGAAGATGGAAAATTTATAGGCATTTTACTCCTCTGGCTTTACTCTTTTTTTTACAGGTATATCGTCTACTACAGGTATATGAATTTCGCCCTCTAATATTTCAATATTTTCATCCATAATTATATAATTATACCATCTATTGCTATATAGAGACTTTAGAGACCGAATCTATTGCAATGCCACTATATACAATGGTTGAGCCATTTGAAAAATAAAAAAATGAATATCCTGGGTCTGATGAAGTATGTGCTCCCGCCGAATCAGTTAAGCTTGAATTATTTATCACAAAAGTAAAATGTGCTCCTGCTGGATCAACCCCTACAGTACTGGCAATTCCAGGTATTGATTTTGAAGAAACATTATGTTGGTTTGATGGAGAGAACTTAATAATTCCTCCAGGTTCACCACTGCCCGATATTTTATATAAATTACTGGTTAAATATAAATCATTATATTTGTCTATTGCAGTTCCCAATTGACCATTTTGATCAAAATTATCTGGACTTGAATATTTTACTCCTACTGATTTTCCCCATAAATAATTTCCATTTGTATCAAATTTAATAACTGATGGATATCCAAAGGCAAACGGAAGATATGTAACAGTTATTCCTGTATCACAATTATAGTGGTAATAAACATATATATTATCTTCAGAATCAACTTTTATACTGCTTATCCCGCTAGATTTGTTAGAATTTAATGGAGTTACTGTTATGCTTTTTTGCCACTGAATACTTCCATTTGAATCATACTTTATTAAAACTCCAATAGTTGGATTAGTTGTGGTTACTGGCCCTATCCATCCCGCCACAAAAATGTTATTATTGCTATCAGAACAAATTGATAAAGGTGTAAAATTAGATATATCTCTTTGCCATAATAAATTTGCACTTTGATCATATTTAGCTAATGTTGCAACTGAACTTACTGTTGCTCCCGCTATTATTGGATTATTATTTTTATCTAAACTCATGGTTACTTGATCTGCTCTTGCGCCTAGGTCTAGTTTTGCTTGACCAATTACTTTTGCATTTCCATCTAAATCCCATTTATTTATATATATTTCATTTCTATTTCTTCCAGATGTCCAAAAAAAATCATTATTTTTAGATACATTTAAAGAAGAAGGGCTCATTATAGCTGGAGATGCATATCTAAAATATCTGTCATAAACATAATTTCCATTTGTATCAATTTTTAATACTGTATGAACAGTGTCAGTTCCTGTATTATTAAATTGAGCTACATAAATATTTTCACTTGCATCTATATCCATGCCTAATGCTGCGCCATATCCATATGAGTGAAGTGATTTTTCCCATACAAAATTAAAATTTTTATCAAGCTTAATTAATGAATTATGGCTTGAGGTTTCTCCTTGAGGTTGATATGTATTTAATAAATAAATATTTCCTGTATTATTTGATACCGAAATTAAATAGCTTGCATACCCATATGCTCTAAACAAATACTCGGCAAAATTTTGTTCTTTTGAAGAAGTATTAACTCCTATTGGAAGCATTAAATTATATCCCCAGAAACATACCAAGTGCTACTTGATTTTTTAACTGCTATTGCAGCACTATATTGACTTCTAATTTTAGGGGTAGCGCCATTTGTTCCTGATCCCGCCGAATATACTGTAACACCACTTGCGCCTTGAATTGTTGTTTGACCTGTTCCAATTTGCCAGATAGTAATAGATGAACCATTTGCTATTGTTGTAGTATCTGCGGGAAGGGTAACAGTATTTCCAGATCCAACATTCATCCATATGATTGCATTTACATCAGAAGATTGCAATGAGTATGATGATGTTTGAGTATTGTCTGAATATATTGCTGCACCTGTTGGTCCAGTGACTCCCGTTGTTCCTGTTGGTCCAGTTACTGATGGACCTGTAGGCCCAGTTGACCCTGTAGGACCTGTAGAACCTATTGGTCCTGTAGGACCTGTTGGTCCTGTTACTGATGGGCCTGTTGATCCTACTGAGCCTTGTGCGCCTGTTGGACCCGTTACTGATGCACCTGTTGGACCTACTGCTCCAACTGCACCGTCAAGATTTACTGTCCAAGAAGCATATGTTCCTGTTCCAGTACTTTTTGTAATTGTAAATATTAATTGACCATTAGATGAGTTGTAAGATGAAACATCACCAACAACATAATGAGTTGCGTCATACGCAACAATAATGCTTTGTGCTGTTGAATAACCAAGTCCTGTTCCAATTGTAATTGTTTGGCTTCCGCTGCTTGCAATTGCAAATGATGTTGAAGATGTTGTTTGATAAGAGTCTCCTCTTGGCCCCGTAGAACCTGTTGGCCCTGTAGAACCTGTTGGCCCCGTAGAACCTGTTGGGCCTGTAACTCCAATTGGTCCTGTAGGTCCTGTAATTGATGGACCTGTTGCTCCTATTGAACCTGTTGGACCTGTAACCCCTGTTGGTCCTGCTGGTCCTAGGTATCCGCTTGCTGAAAGCTGAACCCATTGACTGCTATCAGCATCTGTAGTCCATGTATACTGGATACCATTTGTAGAGTTTACCCATCTATCTCCAACTACTGGGCTTGTTGGTGCTGTGTCTGAAAAAGTATAATTTGTTGAAATTGCTCCTGTAGGACCTGTTGATCCTGTTGGGCCAGTTGCTCCCACGTTTCCTGTTGATCCTGTTGGACCAGTCGCTCCTATTTGTCCGTTTGATCCATTTGTACCTGCTGCTCCAGTAGCACCAGTTGGTCCTGTTTGACCTATTGATCCTTGTGGGCCTTGAATTAAACCTGCGTTAATCCATGCAGATGTTGTTGTGGACCAAACATAAAGATATCCATTTATTAAATATCCATCGCCTGAAGAACCTGTTGGGTGTGCTGTTTGTAGATCAGATAAAGTGGAATAAGTTCCTAAAATTGTTACGCCAGTGCCCTGTGGGCCTGTTGCACCCGTTGGACCTGTAGAGCCTATTGGTCCTGTAGAACCTGTTGGTCCTGTTACTGATGGGCCTGTTGCTCCTACTGAGCCTTGTGCACCTGTTGGTCCTGTTACTGATGCACCTGTTGGCCCTGTTACTGATGGACCTGTTGGACCTGTAGCACCTGCTGGACCTGGATGTGCGTCAAGATATGCATCCACATCTTGAGCTAAATATCTTAAATCACGGGGAACATCAGGAGTATCAGAATATTGAGGATAATGAAATCCTTTACCAGTAGTAGTCATTATACCCCCTAGTATATCAAATTATTGATTTAAGGCATTATTAAAAAAGATTAAATTATTAGATAGTCTTTCATCTGCTGGATTTATATCACAAGCGATTTTACCTTGTTCATATGCCTCTTGATATCTGCTTAAATTATACAACGCTATTGCATATAAATCATGTGGCTTTTCATTCCAAGCATATTCTTCACATAAATATTCTAAAGGCTTTACTGTAATATCTAGTGTTTGCTTGCATATATCTGCACATTCCTGCCATCTACTATTTTGATAATAGTATTCTGCTAGATCTACTAGTGCTTCCCGCCTTCCTGGTGCTTGAGCAATTGACTTCTTAAGCCATTCCTCTGCTTCTGCTGGATTACACTTAGCGATATATCTCATAGATGTAGCACGTTCTGGTGGCCAAGTTGCTGTTGGCAAAGTAAGATGCTTTTTTAATTGTTGCTCTGCTTCTTGATAATGTCCATGAAACATTAGCTCTCTTCCATAATAAAATACGTTTCTATCATTTTGAGGATCTTCTTCAACAGACATTTTTAACAAAGGAAGATATTGAGATCTACTTTTTGTGTTATCTGGATGATGATGAGTTTCTAGGCCATCTATCCACGTTTGCTTTTCTTCAATTCCATATACATATAAACATTCATGTACGGGATGCTTCCATCTATAATTTTTTCTTGAGTGAATGTGGTCATATGAAAATTCTAGCCCTGGAGTTCCATCTTCTTTCCAACTCCAAACATGCTTATATCTTGGACGGGTAATTCCTTGTGCCCAAGCATTTTCTAGTGGCTCCCGCCAGTTTGGAGTAATTACTTCATCCATGTCTAGCGAAATACACATATCAATATCTTTTGGGAGTGCTGCTAGTGCAGCATTACGAGCATCATCAAATCTCCATGGGACAACATTTACAGTTACGACATTAATTCCTAATTCTTCTGCAAGCTTTACAGTATTGTCTGTTGATCCCGTATCAGCAATAAGCAAGTAATCTGCATCCTTTGCAGATTCATACCATCTTTTTACAAATTGTTCTTCATTTAGTGCAATTGTGTATATTGCTACCTTCATAGTTTTCTTCATCTTTTCTTTGTAAAGTTCAAGATTATTTTGCAATCTTGAATCGGCGGGATTCATAGATAACGCTTTACTTCCATATTCTACTGCATCCCTATATAATTCTAAATTATAGCATGATAATGAAGCAAGATCATATGGCTTATTTCCCCATGCTTCTTCTCTATATGTAAAGCCATCTCTTTTGTGATTTACATTTATACATTTTTTAGCATATTGTAAACATTTATCCCAGTCTTGTTTTTCATAAAATAGCTCTGCATAGAATAAGGTATTCTCCTTTTCTTCGCTATCTTGTAGGCTAATATCAAACCATTTAATGGCATTCTCTAGGTCACCTAGTGATTGGTAATTTCTTGCTATATAGCTTGATGTATAAGATTTTGTAAGGCTTGTATTATCTTCAGCATTATAACTTTCTATTTTATATTTAATGGAGTTTTCAAGGTCCCCCAAAGTTTCATATTCTATTGAAAGAAAGTAAAATGTTTTCCAGTCTTTTTCTTCTTTTATTTTTTTTAAAAGTAGGGGTAGATAAGATTTTCTATCTTTATTTATATCCTGTTTTTCATCTAAAAAAATGGTGTCAATATAGACTTCATTTTGAGGCATATCCCATTTAAGATTTTCATGAACTACTCCGAACCATTGGCAATTATTTCTATTATGTATTTTGCTATGCCATTGCCATGGGTTGCTATTGTTCCTATATTTATGGTAATAAACTGTAATTTCTGGTTTATAGGATTTTTCTAGTTCTTCCCGCCAATTATCATTTAATGACTCATCTAAGTCAAGAGATACGCAAACATCTATATCTGCAGGTATTGAATTTAAGGCAATGTTTCTTGCCTCATCAAATCTCCAAGGATTAACATTTATTTCAATTACATTTATACCGAGTTGGCGGGCTTTTTCAACAGTCCCATCATTTGATCCTGTATCTGCAATTAAAACATAATCAGCTAATTTGGCGGAAGCAAACCATTTGTCAAGAAACTTTTCTTCATTCTTGACAATAGTATATACAGCTATTTTCATATATTAAATTTCTGTAGGTACGTGTGTCCAGTCAATTTTTAAAATTTTATGATGATTAACCATAACATCTGGATAACAATAAATAGGAATTTGTTGTTCGTAGGCCTGAATACACCAAGAAATATCTTCTCCTAATGTTTCTGTAAAAATAGAACCATCTTCTAATTTTCTATCTTGATGGTAATGCCCAAACCAAGGTCTATGCATTGATTCAAATACTCCACTTTTAACAGCAATAAATCCAAAACCACAACTTCTTATTTCAAATTCTTTAGACATTCCTTTAATTATGTGGGCTGGCATTCCTCCAGGTTTTTCTACGGCATGAACGCTTGTAGTTGTTGCGTCACCCAAAAGATAAACTCCTGTTGCAATTTGATGTTCTGAATTATATAGTTTAAAAAAATCATCAACTGTCCATGAAATATCTGAGTCAATCCAAAATATTTTATTGTATGTTACGGTATCAGATAAAGGACCTTTATCTTGAGGGTTTAATAAAAGCCCACCGCCAGAAATAGTTAATTCTCTTGCATTTCCCACTAAAGAGGATCTTCCATTTAACCATTTATAAGAAATATTTTTTTTATTTAATTCAATTAAAGTATCTACCAAACTTGCTACATAGTCTGCTTCTAAATTTTCTCCTGGGGTAGCTATCAATACATCGTAATGTTCCATTATTTTCCTTTGTTAGTGTTTAAACAATATAAATCTATAATAGCACATATGGGGCTGTTTTATCAACCCCATATGTGTATATCAATATTTAATTAATTATTTTGATAAAATCTCAGTTGCCAAAGATTCTCTTTGTGCTGGAGACATTGTATTTAACCAATCACTTCTTTGTTCTTGAGTTAAAAGTGGATCTATTTCTTCTGGAATATAAAATCCATCAAAAGGTCCTGGAGGATTGGTTGCTTGATCAATAAAAGATTTTGCCCAATCTTCGGCTTCTTTTTTATTAGCCCATTGGACATTTGATCCATTATGTGGCTGATAAATAAATGGAACATCTGATCCATCTTCAAAAATTCTTACTGCATATGTATTTTCTTCTATTTCATATCTCATTATAGTTCAACTCCAAAAATTGTAATTATATATTCAGGTGCATTATCTGTATTCAATGTCATAAAATCGCCAGATTGCATTGAGAATGGTCCTTTTATGGTAACTGTATTTGAATCTGATGGGTAGCCTCTATAGATTCTATCCGCATCACTTACACTATTTCCATTTTGAGTAATTGATATGCTTGCTGGTCCGTCATAAGTTGTAGTAACTATATTGATTGCCCTTACTACAGCTTGAACTCCACTTGGTACTGTATATAAAGTTGTATTGCTTGCATGTCCGCTACTTTTAACTTGTGCTAGTATTTTATATGTTGTTGTCATTATAGTTCTACTCCATTCACTGAAAAACTTAATCCAGTATCGCCTATTACGGTAATTGTATTATTTGATCCTAATGTAATTCCTGGCCGTAAAATATCGGTATAGTCATTACCTATTGTGTGATTACGATATAAATAATTTGATGTTGAGCTAAATCCTGGAACACCACTTATGGATATGTATGCAATTCCATTAAAGGCTGAAAGAGCTGTCCAAGTTATCGCATCTGTTGAAGTTTTCCAATAGTATGCATCTGATTTGTAAAAATTTCCATTTGCAAAAAAAGGAGGTTGATAATAAGTATAAATATTTTGTGAACTATCTATTGTCCAACTTACTGCATCTGTTGAATGAGCAACTTTTTGTGGATATACAGCCGTATAAACTCCAAGATAGGTATTATTTCCAAAAGCATATTCTTGAATAGTGCTACTACTAGAGATGGTTGTAAAATTCACTCCATCAACAGTTGTTTGTGTAGTTCCATTTCCATTATAAAGCCAAAGTACACCATTGTTGATATTTAAAGCAGAAGCATAAACTTGACTATTTGATGTCCAAGTTATACCATCGGAACTACGCATGAGTGCTCCAGCGCCCTCATTTGCAAAATACAACCCTGTGCTTGGTACATATTGAAGTACAGAGTTTCCGCTTACATATGCATTATATGAAGGAGTACCATAAACTACTATACTATTTGCTGTCCAAGTTACTGCATCTGTTGAGGTCCACATGTTTGCATTATAATTATTCCACCACAAATATCTTTGATATACAACATCATATTGTATATTACCTCCAGATGGATATCCTAACCCAGTAACTTTAGATAATATAGTAACATTATTTCCAGATTTGGATGCAGTAGCAACAGTATTACCACCATATATAAAATATGTATTATTTAATTTTTTGGTTTTGTATGTTGAATTTGTAAAAGAAAAACCATTAGTGTTTACACTTGCTGTTGTCCAATTTAATCCATCTGTTCCAGTATAAACGTTCAGAGTGCTATTTCCAAACCACACGGCGGTTGCATCATTTGTTGCCACAAAATCACTATCCACATGTGTTGCATTATATACGTTAATAGTATATGAATGAGAACTTCCTGCATCAGTATTATTTACTACAATACCATTGATTATTGCATTAACATTAGTTCCTGATGTGTAAAGTACTTTTTCTGTTGTAGTATCAGTAGTAACTACTTTACCTAAGTTTTTGTATGTATTTGTCATTTATTTATGCTCCTAATCCTACAAAGAATATTGGGTCTATCCCGCCTGAACTTGAACTACCTGCTGGTCCTGTGGCACCTGCAGCACCTGTTGGGCCTGTGGCTCCGTTTGAACCTGCTGAACCTGCAGCACCTGTTGGGCCTGTGGCTCCGTTTGAACCTGCTGAACCTGCAGCACCTGTTGGGCCTGTTGGTCCACTACCAGAACCGCCTGAACCAGCTGGACCTGTTGGTCCTACTGCACCTTGTGCACCTGTTGGGCCTGTTACTGAATTACCTTGTGCGCCTGTTGGTCCTGTGGCTCCGTTTGAACCTGCTGAACCTGCAGCACCTGTTGGACCTGTGGCCCCATTGTTTCCTGCAGAACCTGTTGGCCCTGTAGCCCCGTTTGAACCTGCTGAACCTGCAGCACCTGTTGGGCCTGTTACTGAATTACCTTGTGCGCCTGTTGGGCCTGTTGCACCTGTGTTACCTACAGAACCTTGTACACCTTGAATACCTTGAGCACCTGTTGGACCCGTTGCACCTGTATTACCAGTTGAACCTTGTGCGCCTGTTGGTCCTGTGGCTCCGTTTGAACCATTAGAACCTGCTGGACCCGTGGCTCCTACTGAACCATTAGCTCCTGTTGGACCTGTAGCCCCATTGTTTCCTGCAGCACCTGTTGGGCCAACTGCTCCAACTGCACCATCAAGATTTACTGTCCAGGCAGCGTGTGTTCCTGTTCCTGCACTTGCTTTAATTGTAAATGCTAAAGCACCATTTGAAGAATTATAAGATGTAACTTCACCAATTACATAATTATTTACATCAAAAGCAACAATAACATTTTGTGCTATTGAGTATGCTAATCCTGTACCAATTGTAATTGTTTGAGTTCCGCTGCTTGCAATTGCAAATGATGTTGAAGATGTTGTTTGATAAGAGTCTCCTCTTGATCCTGTAGCACCTGTTGCACCAGTTGCACCAGTTGGACCTTGTGGCCCCGTAGCACCTACTGCACCATTGGAACCTGTTGGACCCGTTGCGCCTTGTGGTCCTGTTGCGCCAGTATTACCTGTTGCACCTGTTGGTCCTGTTGCGCCTGTATTACCTACAGAACCTTGTACACCTTGAATACCTTGAGCACCTGTTGGGCCTGTTGCGCCTTTATTACCTGTTGCACCTGTTGGTCCTGTTGCAAATTGAAGTTGTGCTGTTGGAACATATCCATTTCCATCAAGCTCTGCTACTCCACCTGGTGCACCTTTTTCTGAAAAAGCAATATAATCTGTACCTGCTACTGGCAGGTAAGTTGAAATATCTGAAGGGAGAACTGAAGCATATGACAAATCTGTCCAAGCAGTGTTACCTGTACCAATTTTAAATTTTCCAGAGTCTGTTTCAAATCCCACCTCACCTTGTGATAAAGTTGGATTTACAGAAGTCCATTGACTTGCTGAATCTCTTCTTACTTGAATTTTACTAGTTGTCATTTTATTTCTCCTTGTTGAATTATAGCATGTTTAATTTAAAAAGCTTAAAATAAATAGCTATTAAGAACTTGAATTTCCTCCACTAATTGTGAAGTCAAAGCTTTGAGTTGAAGCATTTCCACCCGTAAATGAGTAGTCAAAACTTTGTGTTGAAGCATTTCCACCTTGAGCATTTGAAGGAACTGCATCAATAAGTGGAATCATCTTCCAAACTGAGTTTACATAAATCATCAAGTTTAATGTTGCTGAATTTACATATGTGGTTCCTTCTATTGGATCTGTTGGGTCTGCAGTTAATACTTGAATAAAATTATTTGGTCCCGCTGCACCAGTAGCGCCTGTTGGGCCCATATCTCCTGCAACACCTGTTGGGCCTACAGCACCTGTTGGTCCAGTTACTGATGGACCTGTTGGACCTTGTGATCCTTGTGATCCTGTTGCGCCTGTTGGACCCTGAATACCTTGTTGTCCTTGAATTCCTTGAACACCTTGTGGACCTGTTGGGCCTTGTGAACCCGCTGTTCCTGTTGGTCCAGTTACTGATGGACCTGTTGGACCTTGTGATCCTTGTGATCCTGTTGCGCCTGTTGGACCAGTTACTGCTGGACCTGTTGGGCCTTGAATACCTATAGCACCATCAAGATTTACTTGCCAAGAACTATATGTTCCAGATCCTGTGTGACTATCTTTTGTAAAAGTTAAATTTCCTGTATTTGCATCATAACTAGAAACAGTTCCATGTTGATGATTATTAACATCATAAGCAACAATAATTGATTGACCTATTGAATAATCAACATTTACATCTGCAACTACAATTGTTTGAGTTCCTGAATTAGCTAATGTAAATGAAGTTGTAGATGTAGTTGCATATTTATCTCCGTCTAATCCCGCATTTCCTTGTGGGCCAGTTGAACCTGTTGCACCTGTTGGACCTTGTGGTCCTGTTGCTCCTGTATTACCAGTTGCACCTGTGGCGCCTGTTGTTCCTTGAACTCCTTGAATTCCTTGAACACCCTGAGGGCCTGTTGGGCCAGGGTTTGCAGCGATTGCAGAAGTTAAGTCAGCTTTTGTAATAATTTTATTATCATTGCTTGAATCAGAATTTGCATAAATTGATCCGCTTGCACTTAAAATTAAATTACCACTTGAAGCGCTTATTGAAAGATTATTCCCAGAACCTGAGTTAAATGCTAGTGCATCTCCAAAAGTTTTGTTTGTTAATGTTTGTGCACCACTTACCGTTACATATGTTGATGTATCTGGTGCTGGTCCCGTAGCACCTGTAGCACCCGTTGGGCCTGTTACGTGACTATCTGCTCCCATAGCACCTGTTGGACCTTGTGGTCCTGTAGCACCTGTTGCGCCATTAGATCCATTAGCTCCCGTTGCACCTGTAGCACCCGTTGGGCCTGTTATTGAATTACCTTGAGCACCTGTTGGTCCTGTGGCAAAACGAAGTTGTGCTGTTGGAACATATCCATCTCCATCAAGTTCAGCTACACCGCCTGCTGCGCCTTTTTCTGAGAATGCAATATAATCGGTTCCAGCAACTGGAATACTAATTTCTGAAGCAAGAACTGAAGAATATACTAATGAATTCCATGTACTACTGCCATTACCAATTTTAAATTTTGCAGTATCTAACTCAAATCCAATTTCACCTTCTGAAAGTACAGGATTTTGTGATGTCCATTGTGCGGCATTTCCACGTCTAATTTGAATTTTTGTTGTCATTATTTACTCCTATGCAATTCTTCCTGAGTCAATTATAGCATTAAAAGAAGATGTGTTGTAAAATCCACCGTCAATTGATGTATCAAAAACAGAAGTATTATAATATCCGCCATCATATGTTGTTGATGAAGGTGTTGTTCCTATGTCATCAAGAAAAGCTACTGCTTTCCAAACTCCGTTATAAAAAATTTGAATTCTTCCATTAGTTGTATCAAGATACATATCACCATCATTAGCTGTTTGAGGGACTAATGCTGATGCATAATTTCTTACTGGTACAAGTCTTTTGGTTGACATTTAATTCCTTTTAATTGGGCGGGGATTTTTAGTCCCCGCCTTAATTTATTTTATTATCCTACGATAACTACGCCGTAGTTTTCTCCTGTTGCTGGAGCAGATCCAAAAGAGACCTGAACTGCATTTTGAGAACTACGCTTAATATCTACTTCAACATCTGCCCATTGATCTGCGCCTGATGATGTTTGATATACACGAACTACAACATCTTTTGTATTAAAGTTGTGAGTAAATGTAAATGTGCTATCTGTTGAATTTCCAGTAATATCTGCTGTAAACTTACGAGATACATTTGTTATATCTGAAGATTGTACAAATCCATCTGTAGCAAGTTGTGATTCAAGTGATGTGTAATCAATTGTAACATTACCGCTGTTATCAATCTTTACGCCATTTGCAGTTTTTACATAAAGACCACTATCGTTTTCCAAACCACCATCTGTATGGTAATTTACCTTGAGTCCAGAACTTGTTATATTTAGGCTATCTGAATCAAGCTTTACATAGATTGAATTTCCATCAAGACCGATTGAATTAGATCCAACATATGTTCCTTGACCTGAGAATTGTACCCATGCTTGACCAGTAAAGTCTGTTAGATAATGGTTTGATTGTACCCATGCAGTTGAACCAAAATTAGTTCCTTCTTCTACAAATACTGCTGCGCCAATTAATTCTTGATAAGCAATTGCATCCCCTGGGCGATCAAGTGCCCAACTTGTACCGTCATCAGTATATGACCAAATACCTGCATGTGCTCCATTTGTAATAAGGATTCTATATCCATTATTTGCACTTGTAAGAGCTGGATGATTATCAATTACCAGTGTGTTTGTTAAACCAACAAGTGATGCATTTGCATCATCCCAAAGAAGGTTTACTGAGTCTTTCCATGTCAATCCTGCTTGAAGGGCGGTAAGATCAGAGAACTTTACAACCTTATTATTAGCATCAACTGAACCAATATAAACTGAGTTGCTATTATCAGATTGAAGAACAAGGTTATTTTGATTTGCATTGATTACAAGGTTTTCATCTCCATCAAGGAAAATAGAACCATATTGATTACCAGTAGTGCCGTATGGTGCATAGAATTGAACTGTTCCGTGGATATCCGCAGAAGCATTTCTGTCTGTTCCATTAGCTGAAACTGTAAATACATTATCTCCATTAGAATCTTGTATGCGGAAGTATCCATCAGTTCCTGTATCAGAACCTCCGATATAAATTCCATTCTTTACATAAGCGTTATTTCCAACTTCAAGATTTGTTCCATTTGAAATTATTACGCTTCCATCTGCATTAAGATTAATGTTTCCAGAGTTTGAATTAATTACTACGTTGTTGTTATAAGAAGTAAGTGTTGCATCTCCTGAATTTGATTCAAGTTGCAGGCCATTGTTAACACCAGTGATTCTTATTGAACCATCACTTTGTGCAGCAATAATACCTTGTTGAGTTCCATCTCTCCAATATTCTGTCTTTTGAAGATGTAATTCTCCATAACCCGTTCCAATTGTTACTACACCAGAATCTGGAAGCATTTGAATGTCTCCAGTATGTGATTCCAATTGAAGTGGATAGTTAACAGAGGAAATACTAAATGCGTTGCTAAATCCATTAGCAGCTACAATTCCGTATTGATTTCCATCTAGCCAATATTCTGTCTTCTTAAGATGCAATTCACCATTATCAATATTGATATATGAAGGAAGGGAAATTGTTACTGTTTCACCCGTCTTGCTAACAGAAATTTGATCTTGTGTTCCATCAATAGCTTGAATTGCTCCTTGTGAAATATCACCAAGTGTTGCAATACGGTTACTTCCGTCTACAAGTTGTGTACCAATATATGCATAACCACTTGTTGGAAGAAGAACAATATCATTTGAAGAACCTAGTGTAAGATCGGTGCTATCAGAACCAATATAATTTTTCTTACCTGCACCTGGGCGTGTTGTTCCATTTTGACCAAATGAGATATAACCTTGAGTAGAGTCTTCAACACCCTTAACATTAAATGTATTAGAAAGGTTTACATCGCCAATCCAAACATCATCACCAATTTGAAGATTTTCTCCAGAACTTCCGTTGTGTGTTAAAGTAAGACTTGTAAGACTTGCATCATCACCTGTTTGAATGTATCCAGACAAAGATGGAATGTCTGTAGTCTTAGCATATCCAAGATTACTTACTGCACTATCAAGTCCACTTTGTGTTTGATATGTTGAAGAAGCATCTGAAGTAGTAAGATATCCTGAAAGATCTACATTTAGTTGTCCGTCTGTTACAGAAAGATTTGAGCCTACTGATGAAATATATTGAACTCCTACTGGTGACCAGTTTCCTGTTCCCGTTCCAGTTGAGTAATAAAATGTGTTATTTCCAGTATTAAAGTATAATTGTCCTGCTGCTAGAGCACTAGGTGCCGAGGAAGCAGAATGGATAACTGCATTGAGTAGCTGATTACCCTTAAGATTTATATTTGTTAAAAACGTTTTTGCCATTTTTTTTATTTCCCCTTATTTATTTTTTTTTATTAGGATAAGTATGCATACCCTGAAACATGTTCAGAAAACGTTAATGTTAACTGATTTTCATTAGTATGTCCTATATCACATTCTATATTATTTTGTCCATAATCCATAACAATTACATTAGGTCTAAATCCTAAATTATGAGTTATGTTCCAAACTGTTGCATTTGATTGTTGTTCATATGTAAAAGATACAAGTGATACATTAAAAGGTGTTGGATCTCCTTGATCTCCTTTTGGTCCCGTCGGTCCTTGTATACCTTGTGAACCCGTTGGTCCTTGTGAACCTGTTGGTCCATCTGGACCTTGCGAACCTGTTGGTCCCCTTAAACCTGTTGGTCCTTGTGAACCTGTTGGTCCTTGTAAACCTTGTGCACCTGTTGGTCCTTGCACACCTTGTGAACCTGTTGGTCCTGTAACACCAATTATTGGTCCTGAAGAAACCCATTGAGATTGTTCAGAAGACCATATATATAAAACTGAATTTACTAGGTAGGCGTCCCCTACGTTTCCTGTTGGATGGGCTGCTTGTAACGCTGCAAGTGAACTGTATGCACCTAATACGGTAACTCCACCTGCTGGACCTGTTGGTCCTTGTAAACCTCTAGATCCTTTTGCACGTACTACAATTACATTATTTGCCATTAGTCAATAGTCCCCGCATTCACTAGAAACCAACCTTGAAGAAAAGTAGTATTTTCTCCATATGGGTCTGTTCCCTGTATTTGATAAGATGCTCTTGGATAATTGAATTTGCGAGTTTTTTCTGGAGATACGGATATTTCAATAATTCCATTAGCTTCGTCAATAATGTCTATTCCATCACCGACTGTACATCTTGCAGATAGAATTCTTCCACCTGGTCTATCTTTTACTTCCATAATTACACTAAACCCAGTAAGATCTATGGGATTGTCGTCTGGGTCTTTATATTCTAGCTCAAGGGAAAAAGTATCACCTTGCGTGACTTTCCAATTAACATCTTTATCCGAAGTTACGGCCATTTTTCCCCATAAAAAATACGTATTTGTAGAGTTATTATATCAAGTTAATTTAATAAATCATAAGAAATCCCCGCCATTATAAAAAGCGGGGACAAACTATTTTTACTGTGTAGATCAAGCGTTTATATCTACAATTTCACATTCTCCAGATACACAGGCTAATGCTTGTGTTCCAGTTGTTGTATCTTCTAATTCATACATAGATAATGCTTGCCATTGGATACTTTCTGGCATTTTAGCCAAAAGATCATTATAGGCAGATTCATCAATTTCTTGATATGGAGCTTGTACATAAGTATGATCTGAATAAGGCAGAAATGAAATTCCAGAAACTTCATCAAAATGCTTATATACCCATGCTCCAACTTCCATCCATTCATCTTCTTTAACAGATACTGTAATTGATGGTTTATGCTCACACCAATGGCGTTGATAGGTTAGCCAAATTTCAAGTTGATCAATTGCTGTTAACTTATCTCTAGTGATTGCATTTGATGGAGCCTTTACTGGAAATGAAAATACTGTTGTATCTTGTGGCTTCATAAAATCATCTTCTGCAGGAATTCCTGAGTCCTTTAAAAATTGAGTTAAAGGATCTTTTTTATCTCCACGAACTGTTCTAATATAATAATCTGAATGCCATGGATGCATTCCTGAACTTACCCCGACCAATTGAGAAACTGTACCTGATGGCTTTACACAAGTCACCGCAGCAGAAGCGGGAATCCCAATTTTCCCTGCTTCTTCAATATTTGTTGTAACAGCATATTCACGAAGTTTATCTAAAACATCGGCAAGCTTATCAAGGCCATCTTGTCCAGAAAAAAATTTATTACCGAACTGCCCAGTTAAAGAAACACCTAGTAGTCTTTCTTCTTCGGTATTGTCTTTCCAAACTTTACGTATGTACTTAAAATCTGTAAGCGTAGATTGCCACGTACCAAGTATAGACGCAAGTCTAACTTTATTAGCAACAGTTTCAGGTGTATCTTCTTCACGTAATACGACTTCTGAAAGATTACAAAATTGATAAGGTCTGAGAATAATTTCTGAACATGGGTTTGTTCCATAGTGAATCTCTGGATCTCTGCGTCCATATTTTGCTGCTTGCTTTTGTGCTGCTGCAACATTGTAGATTCCACGTTCTCCCGACTTTGAATCATAAAGCGATTTCCATTCTGCTATAAATTGAGCCATTTCTGGTTTGCGTGAGTATGCAACAGAATTGTTTGACAAGGCACGTTGAGAATTATTTTCCCACCAATTACCTGCCTTTGCTGCTGCCATTTCAATATCATTAATATTTGAAAGCGAAATCATTGCAGAGCGACGAACACCACCGACTACAACTACTTCACCAATCTTACACATAATGTCATGAGCTTCAATTGGTTTTAATTGACGACCAAGTGCTCCTTTAAAAATTTGAATTGTAAAGTCAAAAAGATTTACCAACGGTTGTGGGCCTGAAGATCTTCCACCCATTGTCTTAAGACGTGCACCAGAAGGGCGAACCTTACTAATATCAATTTGAGGAATTTGTCCAGCCCATAGAAGTGAAAGAAGTTCACGATAAGCTTTTGCCCATCCTTCTTTTGAATCTCCAACTGAAACAACTGTGTTTGATTTTTCTAATGTTTCTGGGAGGGCAGGAAGTTTATTGATGTACTTATACTCAACAGAAAATCCAACTCCAGTTCCACACATAAGAATATACATTGCTTCATCAAATGATTTTAAGTTATCTACTGGAAGAAATGCACAGTTATATCCAGATACATTTTCTCTTTCTAGCGCTGGTCCCGCCGTCATAACGGAACGCATTGATGGCATAACATTTCTATTAAAAACTGCATCACGCAATTCTTTAACTAATTTTGAATCTGGTTCATATGCATGCTTAGCAAATAATTGATCCAACATAAACTTGAAATAACGATCAACCGTTTCACCCCATGTTTCTCTGCGATTCTCATCTTCTAGCCAACGAGCGTAGCGGGAGAGTGCAATAAAATTTTCATATGGGTTTTCAATTACGTTAGACATTTTTCTCCTTGATTTTTAAAATAGATTCCTAGTGTATCACACTAAAATTCTAAAAATACTCTTTTTCAATTTTTTTCAATCTCTCAACTGCAGGTTTAGAGACTTTTTTCCAGTTGTAGTCTTTATGGATTAAAAATGCATTATTATAAGAAACTGCAGAATAATATTCATAGTCAGTAACTACATCTTCCATAAAATATTTTAATTCGTTATAATTTGGTTTTAATAAAAGTCCTGGATGAGTTGTAGGCCAAGGAGACTTCCACCATTTAGAATTTAATGGCATAGTAATATATTTAGCGTATGTTGCCCATCCTTCTGTACAAATTGTTGGAATTCCTTTTGCCATTGCTTGAAGAGGATTAAATCCAAAACCTTCTCCCCAACTAGGGTAAACAAAAACATCACATAGGTCGTATAAGCCATCCATTTGCTCTACAGATAAAAATGATTCTATAATTTTTATATTAGGGTAAAAGGTACTTGGTGATCCTTTTACATGCCCGTCTTTTTTATCAAAAATTCTAGTGGTATTTAAATTACTGCATTTTAAAATGAGTTCGTAATTAGGATTGTTTCCATAAAGGCTTACAAATGCATCAACCACCATTTGTGCATCTTTTCTAAAAGCTGGCTCTCCTATGTGCAAAAATCTAAATGGGCGGGAAGGATTAATTTCCCTTTTCTTAGGAATCCAATTATCTTGAACACCATGCTCATATACAAATACAGGTTTATCAGTATGCTTTTTAAATATCTCAGCACACCAAGGAGATGTTGTCCAAAGTTCATCAATTAAATCATTTAGGGGTTTTTTCCAGCTAGGAAAAATATCAGTTGACTCCCATGGAGTATATCCGATCTTATATTGATTTTTTCCAAACCTGTATTGATCTGGTTGAATAAATGATATCCCAATTTTAGGATCTCTTGATTTAATTAAGCATTCTATGCCCATATCTTCAAAAGTATTTATAATATGAGTTGACGCTTCACCATATCCAACATTACGATCCATCCATTCTGGAGCACCCGTAAACGATATTTTCATAGATTCCTGACTTGTTTTTCTTATTGTATCATGCTAAACTTGAATTTACTACTCTTTCCTGAAGGAGGTTCAAAATGAATAATGAGAACAAAACAAGGATAAGGATTGCGTTGAGTATGGTATTTGTGAGTATTATCACATTACTTTTTGGCATAAATAATGTTGAAGCAGCTCAACTCAAGGAAAACATAGTGTATAATAAAAATATATTATATATTAATAAATTTAATAATTTAGTTAATATAAAAGATATTATAAATATAGATATATTAAATAATAATAAACGACTTCTTAATAAGACTGTTTATATTGTTAATGATTTATCATCTAGAAGCACTTTTTTAATGCCCGCATATAGCAATTTGCTAAATTTAACTTCAAGAGTAGACAAGCGGGTTATAGTATCAAGACTAGCGAACGGTATCAAGTCCACTGAAACAGGTGGGGCTACTGCCTATTATCGTAAGTCTTATTCCAGCAGTGCATGTGGTGCTTACCAGTACATGCCTGAAACATGGAACAACTACATGGGCTACAAAAGTGCATGCTTAGCACCTGCCTGGGTACAAGACCAAAGAATCATTGCTGAATTGCAAGCTTCTTTCCAAAAGTATCACAGCTGGTCCAAAGCAGTCGCAGCACATCTAATGCCAAGCCGAGCAAATGATCCTTGGACATGGAACAAGCCAGTTCCAGGGAATCCAACTGTTCAGCAGTATGTAAATTCTGTTTTTCTCAAGGCGAATATTGCACTAGCGTGATGATTCAAGTCTTTTCAGAATATTTACAATTAGCGCAGGCGGGAAAGGTAAACTTTCTCGCCTGTCCTATGCATCCCGAAGATGGTGACCTATATCACTTAAGTCATTACCTTGATGCAAGAGAAAGAATAGTTTTAACCTGTTATGCTTGCGGGTATAAAAACATAGTTGGAAAAACTTTATATGATATTATATATAAGTTAGTGGCTGAAAACAGTGAGCCGCAAAAAGTGGAAGAAGAAATCAAATAAATAATTTACCAATTGTAAATAACCGCTCTTGCGGTGATTGCACAAAATGTTGTGAAGGATATCTTGCAGGAGATATCCGTGGGCATTATATGGGCATGATGCCCGATAAGACAATTAAGCCCTGCGTATTTGTGGAACTTGGTAAAGGCTGTAAAGAGTACGAAAAACGCCCTGTAGACCCTTGCAGAACCTTTAAATGTGATTGGCTGACCAATCCTGACATCCCTGAGTCATTTAAGCCTTCTCGGTCAAATGCAATCATTATAACTCGCAAGATAAATGGCGTTGAATATACAAGATTACTTGAGGCGGGAAGAAAGCTGGATTCAGAAGTCCTATCATGGACAGTATCCTATGCATTAGCAAATAATCTTAATTTAGCTTGGCTGGTATTAGAAAATATCTTTTGGATAGGTGATCAAGAATTTAACGATATGATGGATAAAGATTATCCTATGTTACAATCAGATTCATGAGAGCATATATTGAGGCGCACGATGAGAATGAAGACAATTTCTCAATCTTGATCCATATAGATAAAGTTTTATGTGGCAAGGTACCCTTGGATAATCCCAAGTCATGGCTATATACGCTTAATAATGAAGATGGTGATTTGATTTTAAATAATTCGGCGGGAATGGAAGCCAATAAATGGGATCATATTACCTATGAGATTATAGGAATGGATAAAGAGCATACATGGGTAATTTAGGAGAAGAATTAAGCGTATTTGAGGCTATGCATGAGCTATTAGGCGCTATATACATTCAA